TCCGCTCGGTCACATCGTCGGATACGTCGACCTCGACGTCACCGGAATCGTGGACCTCATCATCGACACGATCGTCGAGGAAGCACAGAAATGAGCGGACAACTGCTTAACCCGCCAGCTCCGCCCGAACAGCGGAAGACGGTCTTCGACCCGCGGACGATCATGCTCGGCCTGACCGGCTACGCCATCCAAGTCGGCGAACACGACGCCAGACTCGTCAGACTCCACGAGGACGGGAAGACCATCCTCACGGAAGTGGACGCCAAAACCACAGAAACATTCGCCTACCACCTTTATGACGCGATAGGAGGAACACGATGAGCCTCACCACGGATGGAAGCCTCTACTTCGAAATCCTCGATGACGGCACCACTCGCAGCGACCATTCAGCCGTCATCCAGCTCGCCATCGACACGTGCGACAGCAACGCGCGATACCTGCTCACGCAGACAGACCTGGCGAACATCCGCCGCGACTGCAACCGCATCTTGAAGGAACTATCCGAAAGGAGGATGGCGAAATGACCGACCACAACTACTGGCTCGAAGACCAGCGGGAGAAGACGCGGAAGCCGAACTACACGCGCCGCCGCATCCTCTTCGCCATCGCCAGCATCGGCCTCATCTCCAGCCTGACCATCATGCTCACATGGCATGGCGGCAGCACCACCGCCGCGCTCATGGTTGAAGGCGTGTACATCGCCACCGCATTGTGGCTGATCGTCAGATTCGCGCCACGCGACTAAAAGACTTCCCACCAGCCGACAGTCCAACAAAACAAACCAAATCCGGGATGTTTTCGCGGACATCCACGTTCACCATTGTCGGCTGGCGGGGACACATAACTGAATATCGACAAACAACAAATCCGCCACGGCGTTTACATACACCATTCTGTCGTGGCTTCGGCTGGGCGACGGTTCGCCCGTCCACGGATTCCAATCTCTTCTCTCTCTATCAAAAACGCAGGCACTCCGGTGCTTGCAAACCCTTTCAAGTCCGCCTGACGGCCAGTCGCCGTCGGCCACGCCACCGGCCGCCAGCATGTTCAGGTCATGCTCCAACAGTCAAAGGGGCGCTCGGAATCCACGGACGGCATCGGTCCGACTCCGACGCCAGCCACTCAGCCTCATCCACTCGTCAGGACGGGGCCTACAACGTCAACAAGCAAAGGAAAGCCTATGAGCAATGAAATCCAGCGATTCGAGTTCAAGGACGCATCATTACGCGCCCTGACCGACGAGGCGGGGGAGCCTTGGTTCGTCGCCAAGGACGCGTGTGACATCCTCGGCATTGACACAAATCATCTCCGTGAAGCTCTTGATGATGACGAAATCACAAACCTCCGCAATTCGGAGGTTTGGAATCAGCCAGGTCGTGCGCCTCTCATCATCTCTGAGCCAGGCCTGTACAAGCTCATCATGCGCTCGCGGAAGCCGGAGGCGAAGGAGTTCCAGCGTTGGGTGACGCATGAGGTGCTTCCCCAGATCCGCAAAACCGGCGGCTACATCCCGACGTCCGAGTCGGATTCGGATGAGGACATCATGTCCAGGGCCGTGCTCGTCGCGCAGAAGACCATCAAACAAAAGAACCAGCAGATCGCCGAACAGCAGAAGCGCATCGTGGAACTGGAGCCGAAGGCCCGGTTCGCTGACGCCGTTGCCGCATCCGACGGCACCTGCCTGATCGGCGAGCTCGCGAAGATGCTCCGGCAGAACGGTCTCAAGGTCGGTCAGAACCGGTTGTTCCGGATCCTGCGTGACGACGGGTATCTCGGCAAGTCCGCCTCGAACCGGAACGTGCCGACGCAGCGCGCGATGGAACTCGGCCTGTTCCGCATCAAGGAGACCACCGTCACCCACGCGGACGGGCATACGACCGTCAGCCGCACGCCGAAGGTCACAGGCAGGGGACAGGCGTACTTCATCCGCCGGTACTGCCTCCAGCCGTCGTTGGGAGCGGGTGCGTGATGGTCTTGCAGCAGATGATGACCACCACGCAGGTGGCGAGGCTTTTCGGGGCCGAGACGCCGGAGGAGATTCGGACGCGGCAGGGGTATCTGGCCCAGTTGCGTTTCCGTGGACAGGGTCCTCGGTTCGTGAAGCACGGGCGGATGATCCTTTATCCGGAAACGGCCGTGGCCGAATGGCTTGAGGAGGGCGAGACGAATTGCACAAGGAGCATTGCATGAACGACATTCGCAAGGCGTGCGTGAGGGCCGTGTTCGACGAATTCGACGACCATGGCGACGCCATCATGCCGGCCTGTGGCGACGTATGGGACGAAATCGAAGCAAGGCGTCCGCTCGGTCACATCGTCGGATACGTCGACCTCGACGTCACCGGAATCGTGGACCTCATCATCGACACGATCAACAAGGAGCTGTGATGTCACTCAGGAGAATCGACGCGGAAACGCTGCTGACGCCACCCGAACCGCCGAAGGCGAGCATCGTCATGCTCGGCATGAGCGTGCGCACCCTCGCCAACTGGCGGAGCACAGGCAAGGGCCCGCCGTACTTGAAAATCGGCGTGGAACCGCCTGAAAGCCATCAGGACAGGCGCAAAGTCCGCTACCAGCGTCAAATCGCAGAAAAGTGGGCTTTAGCACACAAGTACCAGAGGACGGTGGCGAGATGAAAAACGGAATGTTCGTTCCGGCGACACAGTGCAAAAGCCATCCAAACGTCAAAAGCGATGGGAAGGCACGCGTCGACACCGGCAAGCCGACCCTCACCCAGCAGGGGATGGACGTGGACGCTTTCATCCACGACAACAGGCGATTGATCGAAAGACTCAGGAAAGGAACACGTTGAAACACGAATACACGTTCGAAGAATTAGCCGAACTGAGAAAAATCTACAACGAGTCAGGAGAGGGTGGACTCGAACCCGACGAAATGCGGGCGTTGCGCAAGGCCGGACTCCTCACGCAAGGCCTGCCGGAGAAACCGTCGAAACGAGACTGCATCCTCGCGCACTGCAAAAAACGCATCAGCCAAGGCCAACCGTTCGACGGCAAGGAAACCGCCGAAGCGCTAGGCATGAGCCAGAAAACAGTCGGCAACATTCTCAGCCAACTCCGCAAGGAAGGACTATTGCCGGCCTTCGACAAGCATTCGCCACGCAGCAAAGCACAGAAAACCACCACAACCGGAAAGAAGAAGGAGACCATCATGGCCGTCACATCGAAACCAGCCGCCAGCAAGGAGGAACCAATGAGCCAGGGAATCACCGCCAACAAGGAGACAGCACCGGAAAAACAATGCGAGAACACGCGCACCATCATCTCCAACGCATTGACCGGCATTTTCGACGCCATCAGCGCATTGCAACGAACCGCGTTCCAAGCCAACGACAAAGTGGTCTACGGATTCGCCACGAAACTCCTCAACGGCGAACTCATGGACTTGAAGGCCAACTACTCGAAGGACGTGGCGAAGTGAGACTCAATTTCAACAGCAAGGATAGCGTTTTCACCGTCAAAGCCGAAAGCGAAGAGGAAAAAACCGCGCTCAAAACGTCGGCACCTGCCATCTGCAATCTCATCATCGATTTTTTTAACGGTGAAGTCCAGGAAATGAAGGTTGCGAAGGTATGAAACGTATCCCACTCAAGGACACGGAACGTTACACGTTGGAACGGTTCAAGCAGGGCAAGAAGACGGAACGTCATCTCGCATGGCTGAAGAGCCGTAAGGCGGGTGTCGGCGGGTCTGACATGAGCACGATACTCGGCCTGAATTCCTTCAAGACACCTTACGATCTGTGGCTTGAGAAGACAGGCCGCGTGGAGCCGGAGGACATTTCGGACAAGTGGGCGGTGGTCAAGGGCAACGCCCTGGAAAACGAATTAAGGAAGCGATTCCGCGCGCAGCATCCAGAAATGCTCGTCACGGACGGCACCGACAAGCAATTCATCAGCCGAGGGAAGCCGTATCTTCGCGCTTCGCTTGACGGCATCCTGCAAGGTGAGGACGGGAGTTTCGGGATCCTCGAAATCAAGACTGCGAGCAACCGTCGAGCGGGGGACTGGCATGACGAGGACGGCAACCTCCGAATCCCGCCATACTACTTGGCTCAAGTCGAGTTCTACGCGCTTGTAACGGGATGGACGTGGGGTTACGTATACGCGGCCATCGGAGACGACGAGCCGGTAGAGATCCCGTTCAAGGCCGACGTGGAGGACATGGCCGCGATCGACAAGGCCGCAGCCGACTTCTGGCATTTCGTCACTTCCGGCACTCCACCGCAGTTGACCGGCGGCGACGTGCAGAAGGCGTTCCCGGAACCTACGCCGGACATCGTGGACGAAAGCGCCGACGATGACCTCTACGACCTGCTCGCAAGATACGAGAGCGCCACCGGAATGCTGAATGACCTGAAGGCCACTCAAAAGGAATTGCAGGAGCAGATCATCCTGCGCATCGGCTCGCATACGGGCGTGCGCTGCGGCAACCTCCAAGCCACCTACAAGCCGACGACACGCAAGGAGTACACCGTCAAAGCCACCACATACCGCAAATTCGCATTCAAATCCATCGAGGAAAAGGAGCAATGACAATGGGACAGATCGCACAGCAGGCGCAGGGACAGCAGTTGCAGCCGCTCAACCCGAGGGGCAAGCTCAAGCAGCTTGTGGAGCATTCATGGCCGCAGATAGCACGTGTCATCGGCGGCAACCTCGACAGCGAGGCATTGTTGCAGATGTGCATCAGCAGCATCAACCGCACGCCGGCCCTGGCGGAATGCACGCCGGTCAGCGTCCTTTCCTGCTTCATGCAGTGCGCCGCCCTGGGATTGCGCCCGTCCGACGTGGACGGCTTGGGACAGGCGTACATCCTGCCATACGGCAACAAGAACTATGCCACGGGGGAGAAGCAGGCCACGTTCGTCATCGGCTACAAGGGAATGCTGAAGCTGCTGGAGAACAGTGGAATCTACGCGCAGCCGAGGGCCGTCTACGAGGATGACAACATCAAGCTGAAGCTTGACGAGAACGGCGTGCCGACCATCGAATGCCCCGACGAGGTGAACGTGGACGCCGACCATAGCGAGGACAAGCTGAAATTCGTGTATCTCAGCGTCCAGCTGCCGAACGGCGGACGCTACGCCGACTACATGTCGAAACGCGATCTGCTCGAATACCGCGAGAAGTACGCGCCACGTAACCGCAGCCGTCAGATTACCGGACCGTGGGTGAAGAACTTCGTGGAGATGGCAAAGAAGACCATCATCCGCCGCAGTTTCAAGTACATGCCGGTCAGCATCGAGGCGAAGAAGGCCGCGAGCGTGGACGAGACCACGCCGGACTACAGCGACGTGTTCCAGCCGGTAATCACCGATGCGACTGATGACGTGACCGCCGAGGTCATGGAAGCGGATACGCCGGAGGATACCGAAGCCGAAGCCGACGTGAAGGAGGCCGAGTGATGGCCGGAGAAACCGTTATCACGATCATTGGCAATCTGACCGCCGATCCGGAATTGCGCACGACGTCCGCTGGCGCGCAGGTCGCGTCGTTCACGATCGCCAGCACGCCGCGCTCCTGGAACCGTAATACGAACCAGTTCGAGGACGGTCAGGCTTTGTTCATGCGCTGCTCCGCTTGGCGTGACCTCGCCACTCATTGCGCGCAGAGCCTTGCGAAGGGCATGCGTGTGATCGCGCAGGGCCGACTGCAGCAGCGTTCCTATCAGGCGAATGATGGTTCCAACCGCACGGTTATCGAGCTTCAGGTCGATGAAATCGGCCCAAGCCTGCGTTATGCGACGGCTCAGGTGCAGAAGATGCAGTCAGGCGGATACTAGGGCGGCAATGGTGGCGGCTATCAGCAGCCGCAGCAGGCACAACAGCAGTCGCAGGCTCCGGCCGATGATCCGTGGAGTGCGCCAGTAGAGCCTGAATTCTGATGCGCGAATGGATTGAACCGCCGGACGTGGAACCGGTATGTCCGCAGCATGGGTGCGCGTTGTATCCGGCACGCACCATCACATGCCCCGAATGTGAAATCGAAGCCGAAGAACAGGAGGCCGAACATGCGGCATGACATTGACCTCGCCATCAGCAAGCCACTGTGGTGGACACAGAACCGTCGAAGCCGCAGCTGGGCAGTGCCCTACCGGAGGAAGAAACTGGTCAAGACGATGAGCCTGCTCACCTTCCGCAATCTCATCAACAGTGGCAAGCTCCAAAAGCCCGAGCATTGGCCGGTGCATGTGACCGCCATCATCCACCCACTGACCCACGGACGCTTCGACCCCGAGAACGCGGCGCCAATGGTCAAGGCGATACTCGACGGCATCACCCAGTCAGGCTACTGGCCCGACGACAACGCGGACTACGTGCTCGGCCCGGACTACCGGCTAGGCGAGCCAAGCACTGAAAAAGGCGTCTACCACATCACCATCCGAATCGAAGAGGAGGAACACTAACCATGGCTACCAACGTCACCCAGAAAGACAAGACGCTCAACGAGATCATCGACTGGGTGAAAAGTCGCTGTCATGAAGCCGGACTTTCCAGATTCGATGTCCGCAGAAAGAGCGACCGAGACTTCTATGACGGCCAAGTTAACGCATTCCATGAAATGCTAGAGCTTTGCCGTTCCATGCTCGGCTATTCCGGCACCATGCCTTCCGAGGTACCCAATCAAAGCGAGGACGCGAAGGAATAGTTATGTGGTTCAAACGCAGACGCAACGAATATGGGTGTCCAATGTGCGGCAGACTACCAGTAATCAAGGCATCGCAAACGGAAAAATACCACGAGAGCCGCAAAGTAAGGACAACACTCACAGTCTACCGGCTCCAATGTCCACGTGGACATATCTCTACCAGCTGGTTCAGCCACGCCGCACTCGCAAGCAGGCAGTGGAAAGAACTCGTGGACGAGTACAAGGGGAAGGATACGAAATGAGCGCGTATCAGCCTGTTCTTGACCCCGCCTGCGGCGGCCGAATGTTCTGGTTCGACAAGTCGGATGATCGGGTGCTTTTTGGTGATGTGCGTGATGAGAGCTGGGAATTGTGCGATGGGCGTAGGTTCGATGTCAAGCCGGACATGCTGATGGACTACCGCGACCTGCCGTTCCCCGACGGGACGTTCCGCATGGTGGTGCTCGACCCGCCCCACCTGCGCAATGCGGGGGAAACGAGCTACATGGCGCAGAAATACGGTTGCCTCGACCAAGAGACGTGGAAAGCTGACCTCAAGACCATGTTCAGCGAGTGCTTCCGCGTCCTGAAAGAGCATGGAGTGTTGATTTTCAAATGGAATTGGGCTAGAATAGACCGTGCTAAAAATGA